CCTAAGTCGCTAGGATAATTAATAGAACCAAACGATAAAGGGTCACCTCGTACTGCTTGTTCAATAGGGTCAATTTTACCTGCCAATTTAGATGGCTCTAAAATCATTTTAGTTGCTGTACCAGAGGCCTTTGTTCCACTATTAGGTAGGAACCCAGATACCTTGCCTGCTACGAAACCTGATAATGCGTCAAACATACCCATTTGTTTATTGTTCTCCTATTATACTAAATATCCTTAATAGTAATATTTATATAAGTTATAGGTAGATTATGAGAAAGAGTTACAAAGGATTATACAAACCAAACAATCCAAAGAAATATGTTGGTAACACCAAACAGATAGTATATCGTTCATTACTTGAGCGGAAATTCATGCGCTATTGTGACCTGAATGAGGATATTACATATTGGGCAAGTGAAGAATTGCCAATCCGATACTTCAATCCACTAGATAAGAAATACCATAGATATTTTCCAGACTTTGTTGTTAAAACTGTAAATAATGAAAAATATATGGTTGAAATAAAACCATCTAGGCAGGTTGATAAACCTAAAACACCAAAAAGAAAAACTAAGAGTTATATGATAGAGTCATTTAACTATATCAAGAACCAAGCTAAATGGCAAGCCGCTAAATCTTATTGTTCAGATAATGGTATGGAATTTAAAATAATTACTGAAAAGGACCTATCCAGTTGATTTGGATAGATAACCGTCTGGTGCTACCCAAGCGACACCATCAGCTAAATTAACAGAATTAAATTTTTTTGATGAAGAATTTAGTGTATGACTTAAAAAAGGAAATTCTTTCTGTTCAACTTCTTTTTCAATATTTTTAAAATCTTTTGGCGGTAATAAACTTTTCTTTATCATATCTTTTAATTCTTGTTCACTAAATAAAGCTCTCAACTTTTCCCAAGACAGGTTTGTACTTGAAAACATTTGACCCTCACTTAATTGTTTTTTCAAAATATCTATTTGGGTTTGAGTAATGCCTGGTATGCCTAGATTTTTCATTTTAAATTCATTTTCCATAATTTTCAATTCTGCTTGTAATCTATCAACCTCATCATTATCAAAAAACCAACTATCATCTCTTGACTTAGCGTCTTTCAATTCTGCTTTCTTTTTCGCTATACTATCTTCGGTCAAACTATTCAACCAAGCTTGTTTCTCTTCTATCTTCTTTTCTAATTCACCAATTTTTCCTAATACATCTATTTGATATTCTTGCATATGAATTGGTCCATTCACACCAGAAAGTCTGGCACCTACAGCTACATTTTTGATTGCACCATGAGGTAATTCTCCTCCACTTGCTATCATTTCATTTGCTACATCTTTTAATCTATCATTAAAATTAACTACACCTTGAAATATTGCTTTACTATCTGCTTCACCAAATACTCCTGCAGCTGCCAAATCTCTGATATTATTCATTGTTCGCATAATATCAATCATTTTAGCTTTATCGTTTAACACTATATCTTTTATTTCTTGGTCTGAATAGTTCATCATCCAGTCAGCTACTTCTTTTAAACCAACTGCGTCTTTTTCTGATAAAGCTTCCATAACATTTCCACCTGCCTTTTCAATCTTTCTCATTCTATCAATTCCTTGGTCGGCTGCCTGACCCATTTTACCTTCAAGTGAAAGAGAGTCTGAGTCAATAAGCATTGCAATGTGTTCACCAAGCCATCTTTCTTTCCATCCTTTTTTTGATTCTCTTAATCTCTTTTTAAATTCTGCTTCACTTTCTCCAGTTAAATCTTGAAGCTGGTCAAGGTATTCATCTTGAATTTCTTGTGATTTGTCATACAACCATTTCAAACCTAAACCTATGCCAGCTGCTATAGCAACTGCAAAAACATAAGGTGCGGCCGCTATCATACCTCCAATTGTTGCATATTTCATACCTACAATAGTGACAGCCGGAACTAGTGTAGTAAGCCATTGAGTCATACTAATATCTTTTATACTCTTATCGGGGTCTGTTAAAGTATCATATATACTTTTAAGACCTACAGCTACTAAAGCAACTAAAGCACCTGTTGGACCAAATATAGAACCAGCTATAACAGCTCCTACAATTGCGTCTTCCAATATTTTTTCATCAGATTCAGGTATCTCTACTTTTAAAATACCGTCTTCAACAAAATTTATTAAAGGTTTAGCAAGTTGACTTGCTATAAAACCATAGAAACCACCTTTGATTAATTTCTTACCAAAACTTTTAAAAAACAATGCCGCTCCACCCGCCGTAAGCAAAGGTAGTCCTGCCATCTCCAACAATTTTGTAAACCATGCGCCAAAACCTCCGCCTGCTGAATCCATGTCAAGTTTGTCTTTGTCATCAGTTCCACCAGCACCACCAGTTAGTCCTTTTTCTTTTAACTCTTCAGCTAATCTATCTGCTTCTAGTCTAGCCATTTCTTCAGAAGCGTCAACTTGTGCCTGTAATAAACCCGATACTTTAGATGTTAATTTTAAAAGATGTTCTTGTCCTTGTTTTAATGATATTAAAACATTTGCCACCATACCTGTAGCACCAGCTTGCATTACTGCACTTGCATATTCTGGAGCAGGTAATAAAGTTTGAGCACTAGTTAAAGCAGTACCTACTTTATTTTGTAGCGTTGTTGCTATTCCTATTAATTGATTTGGACTTGAAGCCATTTTATTGTACTATTTCATCTCCGGTTTTTACTTTTGGTCTTGGGTTTTCACAAATTGAACAATCACACTTTTTACAATCACATTTAAAACATGTTTCTGGACAATGTGCTTCGTGATTACAATTCTTACAATTTTCCATTTATTTTTTATTCTTTGGTAGTGTTGCGCCTGGTTTACCAACATATAATCCAAAGAAGGCAGCGCCAGCACCAACTATGGTTGATATATACATTGCTTGTGAATTCGTTGGGTCAGGTAATGTCATAAACCAAGTTACTGATTTATAGAAAGCAAAGATATACGCCATCATTACCAATCTAGGAATAACCCTAAACTTGTCTAACATACCTGCCGTTTTATTATACCAAGTAGGAGCGTCCTCACCTGTATCAGGAATAAGGTCACTCTTTGATACTTCGTATTCTTCGGTTGTCTTTTTTACTTTTATTAAATCGTCTGCCATTTTATTTTCTCTGAGCCCTTTCTCTTTGTTTTTCCTTTTCCTCTTTAAGAAAAGAAAGTAATTGTGTTATATATATCTCCCTCTCCCAAGGTAGCATATTCTCTAAATCTGTTAAAGAATATTTATGATGTTGCATTAGAGCAAAATTAACTTGGTAATAATTCTCTAAACTGTCGTGAGAGAGGGCAATACGAAAAAATCTTGTGCCCCCTTCATCATCACTTTACTCTTTACCTTCGTGTTAGGATTTTCTAACTCCAATTCATGTTGAAGAATTGGCATAGTAGAAAAAAACGCATTAATTTTATCAAAAGTTTTTCTATCTAAATTTTCTAAAAATTCATGCAATTCTTTTGTCTTGTAATCTTTAGCAGAATGTACTTGTTCACCATCATATATTTCGTGAACACAAGAAGCAATCATACTAAACAACTTTTCAGTTTTCAGATTTTTTACTTTAACACCAACCTCTACTGAATCAATGGTAGGGTATTTCATAATAATACCCAAGTTTCTTTTCTCATCAATAACAATATTATTTGTGTGATTGTCTTCAACATGAACATTAACTTTAGTCAAATCCACTTCTTTTTCTATGTAAGTTTTACCATCATCTGGACATAACAATCTTATTTTTGCTATTTCTCCAACTGATTTAGCTCTAATTTGTAAAAAAACATACTCTAGGTCAAATGTGGGCATATTACTGCCATCCAATTGACCAAATGTACAAGCATGTACAATAGATTTCAATGCTCGTTTAATACCATTTTCATCATTCGCTTCCAATGCTTGTAATAGTATTTTTTCCTCTTTTACAAGAAAGGGTCTGTACTTAACCTTAATATCAGCTGAAGGTAATGTCAACTCATATGTCGGCGTTTCTAATATAGGCAATGCCATAATATATCTCCTTTATTATTAAAAATTATGTAAGTGGTCCAAATGGAGGAAAAACTCTTCCACCTGTAACTCTACCAACTGGTAGATTTCGTTTAGCTGCTCCACTTATTTGTCTAGCAGCTCTTTGTAATTCTGGTGGCAATTTACTTAATAAACCTCCAAATAAACCAGAACCTGGTGCCTCTTTAACTGTAGGAACCTTACCTTGTTTTGCTCCGTGTTCAACACCCCAAATATCATCTGCAAATAAATTTTGCCATTTTCTGAATCTTAATGTTATAGGAACATTTACATATGAATTAGTGTCGCCATAACTATATTCAATTGAACCTATCGTTTCAGGATAAACTTCTTCAAGTCTAACTGCATATGTAATTCTATCTCTATCACCTGCACCACCTGAAGCACCTAATTGGTAAATATCCATATGACCGGTATAATTTGAGTAATAATTCATATCGTGGGAATGTTCACCAAACATATTACCTTGCCATTTTTCAAAAAAATGTCTTTGTCTTAAATACTTATCAGCGTAAAAGTTACACTCAATGGTACTACCATAACTAACTGCATATGGCATTTCTCTTTTAGGTCCGTAAGTAATATGTGGTGTAGTGTTAATATCTCTACTAGGCATGGTAACTTTATTACACATCATTTCCACATTTCTTTTAGTTTGTGGGTCTGTCCTTTCCATGTTAAATTCATCAGCAATATCGGTAATTTCTATTTCTTTCAATGGGTCCCAACCCATTTCCACTTTAGGATTTAAATAAAATCTAACCAAATATCTTGTTGGTCTAGCAAGACCTTCTCCTTTATTGACTTGTGATATAAATTGGCCAATAGTAGAGCCTGGATTACCAGGTCGTCTTTTTAATCTTTTATCGCCTGCAACATTGACCAATGATTTATCCCTAGGTATACCTATTCGGATATCCTGACCAAATATTCTAACACCACCACGCATTATTGCCATTATGCTACCTCTTGTTTCTGCATATAATTTTTTAAAGCTGCCTTAATTGAATCTTCTGCAAGTACACTACAATGAATTTTAACTGGCGGCAAAGACAATTCTTCTACAATGTCGGTGTT